CCTTCTCGCCCCCATCATGTAAGTCATATCAGCTTCCGATCGTTGATCTGATTCAGGATCGTATGTTTCTTCTGTCCCATGCTCTATTAATCGCTTGGGTATATTTCTTCGTTGGTAATGACTCTTTGGCCAAAGTCCAATCTTTGGGCTCCAGACTTGGTAATCAGCAGGCAGATCAGCCTCTAATTTAAAACCCAGCCTTTCATACATACCGCCATCAAAGTATCTATTATCAGAAAAGCTTTTAACTTCAGTCGGATTTACGTCTTGCAAAAACGCTTGAAACAGCCTTGAGCCAGCTCCCACAACCGTGACTCTAGTCGCAAACCTTGCTAGGGTCCACGTTCTTTCGGAAGATCCTCTGTCATTAGCGCCAAACGAAAATCTCATGCAAGCTACAAGCTTGTTGTTGTGATACAGACCATAGTGAACGCCAGAGCCGTTGCCACCCTGAGGGTGGTATTTGTCATAAAACCTCCTTGCATCAATAGGATCAACTTTCTTTAGCTCGCACTTTCTCGCCATAAGGCGTCCTTTGGATTTGCCAACTGCATTTCGTAGCAACCTGCGTATAGCGTATTCGCGTTCTTCCCATTCAGATTCATAAATTGTTATGAGCTTAATTCCAAGCTCATGGCAGGCTCGATGTTTGTCAATATGTCTGCGCTTATTCTTGGCTTCATCTTCTTGGTCTTCATGTGAATGCCAATACATGCCGCAGTATTCGATCGCCATATTTTTTTCTGGCAAATAGATATCAAGCTCTTTGCCCCCAAGTATCTTTCGGTTCCTAGATTCCACCATCGTGAGCATCGATAAAAACTTTGTAATCCTGTCTTCTTGTTTTGACAGAATGTGACCGCACTGAGGGCATCCATAACCGCGCTTTAAATGATGCTCTGGTGTCTGGCTAAATACTCCATGGTGCTTGCAAACAATATCTACTTTAGTTTTTGCCCCAAGATAAACAACCTTTTCATAGCTATATCGATCGCCATGAACAGCAATTGCATCGTCTACAAATCGATTGCTAAATATCTTGATCTTAGCGTCCGCCGTTTTCCGTGCCGCTGATGTAACATCCAATCGTTTGCCACGAGATATTGATCCACAACTCGGGCATCCCTGCCCGTCATACAAATGCTTAATCGGAGATATTTCAAAGTCCCCGTGGTCTCGGCATGTGACCGTGACCTTTGTGGTCATATTGATGTAGTTTGTTTTTTCGTAGCTATACCGATGGTTATGTAGTCCATCAACCTTATCAATAAATTCTCTTGGCTCCATGCGGCGTGAATGGGCTCTTTGCTCTGCACCGCACGCTGGGCATCCTGCACCGTCTTTTCTTAGTTGCGCCGAGTATTGCTGGAACTCGCCATGCTTGGGACAAACTATCTTTGTAATAGGCTTTAACGCTGACTCATAGACTGCGTTTGTAAAGTCGTACCGCTGTTGAACATGTTGCGGAAACTTGGAAATAACTTCTTGTATGGTTGGCATAACATTCTACTTGTAGGAGATGTTGCCTATTATACATGAGTTTTCCTGTTATGCAAATAGAAAGGGGGCCGAAACCCCCAATCTACAAACACTTGATTTATAAGTGTTTTTGGTACATCAAGCCCCTTGGCTTCCGAAAATGCCCAGTGGATCGCTTACACCAAACGAATACCGTTCTCTTGCTTTATATCGAACATTACCGGTATCGAAATCGCCATCCATTCCAGTCTGCATCGGTGTCCGCACAAAGTGCTTCAGTCCATTAGGAACGTCCGTCGTTAAGAACCATGCGTTGGTGTCTGTCAACCAGTGGTTAATGGTGTAACCCTCGGGTACAGAGCCATTGTTCTTAAGCGCGTTGATGTCGTTGTCGTTTGTGCCGACACGCAACTCAGTTTCTAGCAAACGGGTTGCTACGAACTGGAGGCTTGAAGGAACAATCAACTTGCGTGGCTTTGCAGCGATCAACAGGCCACGTTCATCCGTCCATGCTGCGATTTGAATCACTGCGTTTTCCAACGAAGTTTCATTCAAGTCAGCTTGGGTAGATGGTGTGTTGCTGTTAACGCCACCAGAAACCAGCGGGTGCGAAGTGGAGAACAGGGGCTGGCCGTCACCGTATGTAACAGTAGATGCCCATCCGTTGTTCAACACGGCTGCCGCTTTCACCTGCTTCGTGTAACTCATGGCACGTGCGAGCGCCTTGGTGTAACGAGAGCTGAGCGAATCGTATAAGTTGTCTTCGATTGCCTCTTCGGTAATCGAGAAACCCATTGCGATTGTTTCGTGGGTGTAGCGAGCCGTCCAAGCTTCCTGCGCATTGTCATAAGCAATCGCAGAGCCTTCGTTCTTGACCGGTGCGGCCGAGAATCCAGACAGCTTGGTTTCCTCTTCAAACGAGCGCTCGGAGGTCTCCGTTTCGTAGATCTCTTTGTGCTCTTCGCCATAACGAGCGTACTCCAGACCGAACAATGCGTTCAAGCCGGGGAGAAGCTCTTTCAGTAGTTGTGCGCGTGAAATAGCCATTTAAGTTTCCCCTTACAGTCCGGTCGGGTTGTAGTAAGCATGTCCACCCAAGAACGTCGAACCGCTAATGCTAGGCATATTAAACTTAACAATAGCTTCTGGGTAGTAGACAGTGCCACTATAGGTAAATGCCGTATCCGGCACCAAATCAACAATACGCAACGGCAATGAATCCGTTACATCTGCCGAGCTCAACAAGATGCCTTGCTGAGAATCGCCAGTCGTTGTATTGAGCGTGTTTGCGACCAATGCAACGTTGTTGTTAATGTTGGTGTAGGTTAAGCCAGAGGTCGACGAAACAACCGTGGTGCCTGACACTACAGCAACTTGGAACAACTGATCAGGATCTTCGCAGACATAAGCGTAGATAAAGGTGTTTGCCTTTACCGAGGTTCCGCTAATCCACGATTGCGACCAGGTTGGTTGTCCAGTGACGGACGAAACAAACTGACATCCTAGAAAAACACCGGCAAAGCCTGTCGTCGGGGCCGTGGTCGTTGCAGTCGAAACAGCAATCGTGCCGTCGTTAACAAAAGCTACGGGGTCACCATAGCCAATGCTCGACGCACCAGATGCAATACGACGTTGACGAGTAGCTCCGGCAAAGACCTGACCACCGATCAAGTTGATCGGCTTTAGCCCATAGGGCTTGCTAACAGTCGGGTAAGCCATTTGATTTACTCCAAATGAGGTTATCTCTTACCGAATCTGACCTCAGAACGTCTGTCATTAAACAGCGGCATTCTTGGATCATTTTCGCGCATGAAATTACTGTCCACACTCTGCATCCAATCGTGAGCCTGCTTCTGGTAATAACCATTACGCTGCTCAACCATCTCTACAGGGGCGCGGCACAGCATTAATCCACCAATCTCAATATTGCCGGTTTGAGGTCCGGTTGCGAGCAATGCTCGGGCTACTTCTGGATAGTCCTCGTACTTGCATGGTTCAAAACCATCCTGGTGCCGAGTGGCTACATTGCGGGCATCGTCCTTTCCTAATACTGATGTCCGTACCCACCGATGCTTCCATCCGTCACGCGGTAGAGGGTCTGGCAATGAGCTGGGCGGCTTCCACTGTCTAGGACGCTCCGTGTTTTCACGGGTCTGTACTTCACGGGATTCGCGACTCATAGCTTTCCTTCCATCCGTAGTTTTGCCAACTGCTTGGCATATTCTTGAATTGGCACACCAAGGCGTTTTGCCGTGTTGGCCTCAGACTGCGTCAGCTTCAGTTTTTTAGGTGGCGAGCTGCGAGATGCCGGGGCAACCACCGAAGCAGGCCTTCTATAAGTTTCTGGCTCGGCCTGTTTGCCAAAATACTCTGGGAATTTTTCCCTCATGCGAGCATTAATTCGCTCGTAATACTCGTCAGTCGATGCGTAATGATCACCATGGTCCCGCGTTAACTTCTTGTGCAAGCCCATCGCAAAATACGTCATCTCATCATCAACACCTGCCGAACCAGATTGACCGAACCATGGGTTCTCGTTTTTCCAGCGCTCTGCTTTAGTATCAATGTGCTGCTGAGGTGGATTATATGGCTGATTTTCAACAGGTTGCAAATTCTCCTGTTGCGCCGGTTTAAATCCCTTAACCTTTTCTGCCTTAATAACCGCCTTACTAAACTCTTCTTGGGCCGTCGCTATCTTGTCAGCGTCACCCGTATAAAGCGCTTCTTTGTATTTACGCTTAGCCTCATCAAGCTCTTTCTCCGTCGCAACCTGCATCGTTTTGATTAAGGTTGTTTCGCCAGTACTGAGCTTCTCTTTTAACTTGGCATTCTCATCAGCAATCTGTTTTGCATAAGCAATTGCTGCTTCACGCTCGCGGATAGCCTCTTCCTTTGCCCGGCGCTCATCATGCCTTGAGTGCGTAAGCTGTTGAATACGCTTCTTAACATTGTCTGAGTACTGTCGGATTTCATCGTCCGGTATCTCAGAAGGATCGCTCTTGATTGGATTAACACCTCGATCCTCTGGAGGCGTATCGTTTTCAATCTCAATTTCAACATTGTCGCCCTCTACTTCGACTTCAATGTTTCCTTCATTCTCTGTCGCCATAACTGCTCCTTATGCGCGGGTATAACCGCGTGGATCTTCGACAACACCTTCAACAGTATCGTCATTAATTAACCTAAACTCCCTGCCGTGGATCTTGAATCGTGTACCTGAATAAGCACGTACCAATACAAAATCACCTTCTTTGCACCATGGGCCCGTCGGAAATTTTGCTGTGTCCTTATAGCAATCCGGCCCTTGTTTAATTACAAATAAAACAACGGTGCTGAACTCTTCTAGTTTTGCTAGTGAGTCTGGTTTAAATAAACCATTGGCGAATTTATCCTCCACCTCTGGTAATGCGCATAACATCCGATAACCCGTGGGCGACGGTAGTTGCGTTGCTTGCTCTTCTTCATTTACTACTTCTGACATATCAGTCATCGTATTCCTTCATACGGTTTGCAAGGTCTTCGTTTATGCGTCTCGCGATCAGGAGACCTTGAATCTGACCGCAGACGAATTTGTAATCCTCAAACGACTTCATACTTCCTTGTGCAAGCTGTTCCTCCGCATAACGGATCTGCTTGTTTATTTCAATTCCCAGTGCTTCGTGGAACTCCATCACGGCCCCTTTGAATTTCAGCAGCCTTGTCAATCATCTTGACTTGGTTGTTTTGATTATTAATCCGCTCGTTGGACTTAATACGCTCCTGCTCCAACATGACCTTTTGGCTCTGCGCCTGCTGCTTTAACTGCAACTCAGCCGCATCCATAGCCGCCTCTCGCTGCTCTTTCTGCTGTTTGAGCTGCAACTCTGCTTGCTGCATCTGCACAACGGGGTCTTGCTGCGCCTGCATATTCTGCTGGGCCTGCATCTGCTGCGTGTTTTGCTGCAACAATTGCTGCGCTGCTTGCGCCGTGAGCCTTGATAACTGAACCTCAAAGTCCTCTGGCAATACCGTATTAGGCGCAGGTAATGGCGCACCCAATTGCTCTTCTATCTTGCGTCGATATAAGAATGCTAAATGCTCATTAATATGAGCCTGTGCAGCCGCCATCATTTGCCCAGCCATTGGGTTTTGTTGCATTTGCTGCCTTAATAATGGGTCATTTAATGCAGCCATATGCACAGTAATATGCGCTTCGTGATCCTGATATATAAACGCTTTAACAGGTTTCATAATCAGAATATCCATATTTTCAGAAACCGGATCTTTTGGATCTTGTTCCTTAGTAACAGGTATTAATTTATCAATATCTTTAATACCCAATACACCGAGCATACGTTTATGTAGCTCTGGCATATCATATATTTGCGGGGATTGCGCTGCTAATTGCAATACTGCTTGATATTGAGTAACTCGCTGCGCTAATGTTGTAGCATTTGGATCGGATACAGGTATTACTTCAACCGTATCATAATCAGCTTGTTTAGCTGCGCGTCCTAATGGTGAATCTACGTCGTAATTATAATCAGTGGGTAGATAATCTCTGATAATAGCGGCTAATAACTTAAACTCCTGGCGCATTGAATAATGTAATCGCGCCTGAACCGCTGACATTACCTTTAATGTACGTTCTAATACCGCTAACGTTGTACCAACTGGGGTATTTGCCGATAAATCACTGATTTGCATGTCTGCTGTTGCAGCAAACCGCCTTCCTTCCTCAACAATTGTCCCCAATAAGCTATAAAGCACCTGGCTTGGTTCTTTATAGGGTAGGGGAAGGATGTTATCCCTGATAGAACCTGATGGAACGTCTACATCACGGAACTCTCCGGGTGCGATCGGGGTGTCATCACCCTTTACACGCAGGCCGCGGGACTTCAAACCACCTGGAAGGTTCGATAACGTACCTGCATCCACCAACTGCCGGATCAAAGACGTACCTGATTTAGCAAAACCACCGACTAAATGGATCAAACCGAACCCATAGAACCCAAATCCGGGTATATAGGTGTAGTGTGTGTAGTGCATCCGCTTCAATTTCAGCGGATCTTCCTCGTACCAGTTCCTTCTAATGGCCAAAATCTCACTGGTACTCTTATCAATAGTCACTATATAGGGCAAAGCAATCCCTGTTGGACCATCTTTATCGCTATCTTCAAAGCCTGGCAGGTCCAAATCCACGCACATTTCGAGAATTCGGTAGCGATCGTCCATGGTTGCGGACAATCCTTGCTCTTCTGCCTTACGTTTTTCA